CTTTTCCACCGTCAAAACGCCACGGAAGTGGCGTGTTGGGTTAACATTCCGTCGAAAGGTGGGGCATCCATGAATTTAGATTCTGACGTCAGACATATGGCGCGTGAATTCTTTAATCAAGGAAGCCTCGCCTCAGTAGATGTGAGTGGCTTTGACTGGTCGGTTAAAGATTGGGAACTTAAGCTCGACGCGCGGGCTCGTGTCCGTTTGGCTATTGACCCTAAGCCATCTTGGATAAGGGCCGTGTTCAATCGCGTTGAGTGTCTGTCCCATGCCGTTTTCTCTTTTTCCGACGGGAAGATGGTAGCGCAAGTGACAAAAGGAATCCAGAAGTCGGGCAGCTATAATACCACCCCAACCAATTCGCGAATAAAGGTTTGTTTGGGTTGGCTAGCTGGCTCTGAATATGCTGTTGCGACGGGAGACGATGGAGTTGAAACTTACGTGGAGCAAGCTCCGGATACGTATGCTCTCCTCGGGCACCCATTGAAGACTTATTATAAGTGCACTGAATATGTGCCGTTTTGTTCTTCCGAGATCAGATCCGATGGAAGTTGGGTCCCTGCGACGTGGTCGAAGACCTTTTATAGGTTTTTGTATCAGTCAAAATTGGATTCAAGCTATTGGCAACAACTTTGTTACGTGCTGCGCCATAGTCCTCACCTTGGGCGGATAAGGAAGTGGATGCACGAGTATTCTCGTGCAGGTTTTGCTGATTCGGAGGCGATCGGTGAAATTTTATTACAGGAGGATGCCTACAAAGAAGAAGTCCCAGCTGCGGAAGAGGAAGCTTCCAGCCCCTCTTGCCAAGGCAATTAAGTCATTGGAGGCTCCCAAGCCCAGGAAGGCTAAGGAGACTCGGATGACTGACACCCAACGCCTGAGTGGATCTAATGTGGTAGCTCCTTTAGCTGTCACTACGATCATGCGCCAAAGTGGCTCGGCTAAAGCGAGCCGCCCCTATTGCATTGCTCGGCGTGAATTTATTGCAGATGTTCTAGGCACGACTACGAGTCGCATCGACAACTATCAGATTAACCCCGGGTTGAGAATTTTCCCCTGGTTGGCAGGAATAGCGCGTGCATATGATTTGTATCGCTTTACGAGGTTCCGTATTGAGTACGTGACGCATGATAGTTCTCAGGATAAAGGAAAGATGGTTATGGCTTTCGATCCCAATCCTGATGATCCTATCCCTGCGACTGTTGCTCGATTAGAGAACTTTGAGACCAGGGCGGTTAATACTCCCTGGGCGAATAATTTCGTGGATGTCCCTGTTTCTGACTTGAATCGATTGCCGAAGTTCATGGTTAGGGATTCGTTGGTTCCATCAACGCTCACCACGTATGACATTGGATCGCTTTCAGTCGGCGTGGCGGGCACTTTGGATAGCGCATTAGTTGGCGAGATCTGGTTTGATTATGAGGTCTGCTTTTGGTCGCCTCAACCTTTAGAGGATTTGACGATCATTCCGCAGGCCGAATCGACCTCAGCTTACCAACAGCCGACGGTTCCCTTGATCACTGCAACTGACTACGTTATTGCATGGTCGAGCGTCGTTACCAATCCACTGAGATTGACTTCGACGCTCGGAGTTTTTACTGACCTTAGGGGCGCCTTGCGTGTCACTGCGGAAATTTCCATTAGCTGGGCCGGTGGTGCTCCCACTGCCGGCACCAGCCTGGTTGCGATTCAGCTGTCGACTAATGGTGGCACCAGCTACAGTGATGTGGCGACTGCCTACTATGGGTTTTCGGCAAC